TTCGTCTATGCAAAGAAAGACAAGATTAACCCTGCTCAGCAAATAGACATCGTTCAGAAGCTCTCGTCAATGGGTCTTCCGATTGATGACGACTATCTCTATGAAACGTTCTGCGTTGCTAAGCCTGACAACTACAAACAGCTGAAGGAGGAGAAAGAGGCTGCAAAGGTTGCATTCAGAGAGCAACTTGGTTTACAGGTTAATGATGATGACAAAAAGAAGCAAGACAAAAACACTGATAAAACAGCGTTCAAACAGCATTTGAAAAGTTTTTTCGGACTCGCCCCAGACAAAGGGGCAAACTGATGATTGATACGCTCTATTATGGTGAACATTGCTCTTGCTCTGGTCATAGTCATTTCCACAACGAAAGCCCAGCTATCTCATTTAATGTTGTGCAGGCTTTTCTACAGAGAATCCATAACAAGCCTGAATTAGCTGAAGGCATTGATCCCGGATTATGGTCTGCTGTCGTTAAAGTTATCAATGAGGCGACTGTGGAGGGACTTACACAGAGCAATGCTACAAGTACACATGATGAGGAGTTTTATCGTACCCTGCGCCATTCTAATGAGGTTTTTGCTGCGTTCAAAGTACATTCGTTGGCTGGAGAGGTTGCAAATAAATTGCTGGACAGTGACGGTAAACTGAAACCCTTCCGTCAATGGGCTGACGATGTAAAGGGAATCACCTCGCATCACGTCGGTGCGTGGCTTCGTACGGAGTATGACACTGCTGTTATCCGTGCGCACAACGCTGCAGACTGGCGTGAGTTTGAACGTAACAAGGATATCCTGCCGAACCTACGATGGATGCCGACGACTTCACCAAGTCCTGAAGGGAGTCATCGTGAATATTGGACGGCGAAGCTTACCCTGCCTATTGATGATCCTTTCTGGAACAATCATCACCCTGGCGACCGATGGAACTGTAAGTGCTCACTTGAAGCTACTGATGATCCTGTAAATCGTCCTGCAGATATGGATGCTCCTCTGCCACAAAAAGGACTTGAAAACAACCCGGGTAAAGATGGGCATATATTCAACGACACTCATCCGTATTTCCCTGATAAGTGTAGTCAATGTTCTTTTTATAAGCCTGGTATAAAAGGACGGATAGCAACTGTTTTCTTAAATAGGAAGAAGGATTGTTATAATTGTCCTTATATAGATGCTGCCATTCCTAATGGATTCTATCAGGACAAAGAAATGAGAGAAAGGCTGCTGATAAGTAACACTGCTGACAAGCAAGACTTAAATGCGAACATTAAGGTTTCACGTTCTCTTCTCTCTTCATTCCCAAATATGAAGATTAGAATACGACCACATATATTGGAAGAAGATGTAAGTAATCCTGAACTTGAAATAAATGGATTGATTGCAGATAATAAGATGATACGAGGAGAACAAGGAATAACTTCTGCTTTCCAAAAGGCTATTAAGCAAGGGTGTTCCATTGTTGTTATCGATTTAGATGCGAGACTAAAACGACTTAACACATTTGAACTTTCTAAGTATCTGAACAGAAGAAAAGCAGATTTTGAACAGGGTATAATAAAGGAAACCTATGTTGTTTATAAAGGTAAGGCTGTAAAGGTTATACCTTACACACAGAATAGGGTGGAAATAGAAAACGTTCTAAAACAATTAGAGCCGTAAAATACGGCTCTATATGGTTGGACGGCTGCGGAGCTTGAAGTTATCGCACTTATATGCAGACTCTCATCCTGATGCAAAAATAATGATTTATTCTGATACAACAAACATTTTCGACAAAAAAGTGAAGAAATGGATGCAAAAGAAATAGAAAGGCGTATCTCACGTGTCAAAGACGAGATACAAAAGGAGGTGACGGATAGACTTCCTCGAAAGGTTGGTGTCGTGGCTGCAAACCACTTCAAGCAGAACTTCCGAGATGGTGGCTTCACGGATGGAGGAGTTCACCAATGGAAACGTACGAAGCGACAGGACGGTAATACGACGGATGCAAAATACTCTCCTCTTACCTCTCGACGCAATCATCTTATGCGTTCAATACAGAGTGAAACGTCACCTGGGCAAGTTACAATATCCAATCCTGTGCCTTACGCAGCTGTTCACAATGAAGGCGGTACCATCAATACGCATCCAACCATCACAAAGCGTATGCGGCGTATGGCATGGGCTAAGGTGTATGCGTTATCAGGCGTGAAAGGCAAAGGGAAACTTCCAAAAGACTTACCTTCTGGAGCTAAGATGTGGAAGGCTCTCGCGCTCACGAAAAAGACAAAGCTTAATATCACAGCACGCATTCCACGACGTCAGTTCATTGGTGATAGCCGTGAGCTGACAGCAAAAATTAACAAGATGCTTGATGAGAGCTTAGAGAAAATTAAAGAACTTGTAAGTAGAATATAAATATGGAACAGACACTCTGCCAACTGATAGACTTTCTTAAAGAGAAAATGCCGTCGCTTTCAGTAATTGACGAAGACTACGGACAACTTGAAAATATAGAGGACGAGGATACTGATATGTATCCGCTGACGTTCCCTGCAGTACTCATAGAAGAAGCGCAGACTGAATGGAGCGATATAGGACAGCTTGCACAGAAAGGAACTTGTAGGCTTCGCATCCGTCTCATTATAGACTGCTATGATGACACTCATGCAACGAGTGGAACTACACAGGCTGTCAGAGAGCGTAATGAAATGCGACACCAGTTGCACCAGCTACTACAGGGAACCTGTCTTGGCACTGATGCTCCTTTGATACGCAAGTCTTCCAAATTCTTTACTTGGAAGCACGGAATAAAAGTGTATGAAATGATGTACGAGTGTACAGTGTCAGAAATGGTTAAGGAAACAAGGACGGTTCAGAAACCTTCTTTACGCGTGAAGATGGGCGTGAAGGTGTAACACGAAAGCCTGTGAAGAGCGGTGCTTTCATCTGCTTGCCATCTACTGTTTCACCACGTTTAATCATATCACGAATGATATGCAGCACACGGCTTTCAGACAGATAAAACTCTTCATTGGAAAGTATGCGGATAGTGTCATCGAAACGGAGGCGCCGTTCCTCTGTCCAGTAGAAGTAACGCTCAAATAACCTTCTGTTGCGTGCTTCTATCAATTTACTATCTCTTCCTTTACTCATATCTGCAAAATTAACAAATAATCATCTTATTTGCAAGTCTTTACACCTTTTTATCTGCTTATTACAAATAAAAACCGCCCAAATGTGTGTTCGTACACACTAATGGGCGGTTTTATTCTTAAACAGGAGTTAGTTAATGATTTTTATCTTATAACCTACAGAAGCTTGGTTCTACACGTTCCCAAACATTGGTCTTTGGATTCTTCTGATGGAAGTAGTAGTTGATAGCGTTCTTCTGGACTACATTTGCCTCCTTGAAAAGTGTCATAATCTCTGAATACTCACTATCGAACTTATCCTCCAACTCATACAGCTTAGAGATGCTCTTGTAGTCGAGGTCGCCAGCCTTATTGCGTTCAAGCAGCGTCATTGCCATCTGATACATTGGATCGTCCGAACCTTTCTCGCTTTGCTTCATATAACGCTTGAGATAGTCGATTAGACGCTCTGCAGCAAGGTCTGCACGCTCGTCGAAGCCTTTCACCTTATTGCTTGATATTTCAAGGCGAAAATCGCCGTCAGTAATCGTGTAGCTTCGCTGGTCGTTCTTGCGAACCTGACCATAATCACGCATCACACTTACAAAGCTCTCTACTTCACCCTGTAACCAGTCGTGGAAGCCACGCACGTCAGTCACGATACGTGTTAAGCGTTGCCACACATCGTGCATCATCTCAGCACGTAGCCCCTCGTAGGTCTCACGGCGTTCAATGCGACTCTGCTTTTCTTCGTTCTGCAACTCAGCAAGTAGCTTTGCACGCTCTTCCTTGCTCAAATTCTTAATGTTTACCATATTATTCTGTTTTTTGTTTTCGGATGATCATTCTTATTTTTGTGTTCAAAGCATTGAGATCATCCACTGTCAACGCTCTAAAAGATTTACCTGCTATACGTGGGTCTTTACAGAAAGTATCCACACGGTTCCAGTCTGTCGTATCTATGCCGTATATCTGCAACTGGTGAAGTACTCCGCTACGTGCCTTGCGTAGGATATCATACTGCTTACGTCTTCGCTCGTCATATCCTGTAATATCCTCCATCTGCCTACACATAGCATCATACTCTTTATCTAACATCTGATGAAGGTGTACTGTTCTGTTTTGTGTGAACTGATAGACCAGCGTTTCCTTGTCAGCACCAGGCATCTTTTTTAGCAGGGTATAAAACCTTGCGTAGTTCCTGTGCGCTCCCATAGCTTTTCCTCCTTCCAATCTTTATATGCTTTACGACCAGAAGCTACAGCCTCTGTAAGATCATCGCTAAGGTCACTTTGACCGAACAATGGTATGCCGTGCACACTCACATATAGCTCACCATTAAATTCCATTACTTGTACGGCTTCACGTGCCTCTGCGTCGAGCCGTGCCTGTCGTTTGTTCTGCATTCTGTCGGCACGTTCCTCATGCCATGTTTGCAATCTCTTCTTGAGTTTGTCTAAAAATGTTGCCATAATCTTTTTTGTTTTAGTTGACAAGTTTACGGGTTTACAAGTTGACATGTTAATCGTACTGATAACTTGTTTACTCATTCACTCGTCTACTCGTTTACTTACTGATATAATATGTTTGAATTAATTTTCCGTTTCGTTTGATAAGCAGTTGGGTCTGACCCTCTTCTCTCATAAGGTAGGTGCTTATATCGCTTTTCACTGCTATGTCTTTGCGGACATACAACTTAAATATAAACCAGTCTATAAAGTCTTTCAACTGCTTCCATTCCTCTTCAGTATCTTCTATTCCTCGCAAAGAGTATGTATTACTGATAGCCATTTGTAGCTTTAGCAACCACATCGGTTTGTCGTTCGGACAGACAGACTTGTATCTTAACATTTCCATAACTACTCTTTTGAAGCCTTCCACTCAACTTTTATCACAGCGTCAAGCTTACCGCTACCTTCGCATATTGGGCACTCTTGCTTGTATCGTTCTTGCCAGTCGTCTTCCTGCCAATGGTATCCGTTCCCTTGACAGTAGGGGCAGATGTGCCCTTGACTCTCGACTTGGTCTGTCATCTTACCACCTGGACTCATCAATCCGGGACTAATCTCGATAATTCGTTTCTCCTTACTCATAGTTTTATTGTAACTCTAATTGAACATTAAAATGATACTCCCTGCAAAGCCTTTTCACCTGTACTACATCGAACGGATCTCTGTCAAAAGCGAAGAAGATTGTGCGTTCTCGTGTAAGTACTCTCACTCCTTTCTTTCGTAGCTTGTACAACAGGTTGTATCGCTTGTTTGCCATAGCCTTTACTCTTTTGTTTCACCCCAGTATATCTCTGCTCGCTCTTTCCATATCGTGTAATAGCCAAGATTGCCAAAATAGCGTCCCTTACTGATAGCTCTGTAGCCCTCGACCCATATCTTCAGTGCTGCATCAAACATAACGCTTACTGCCGTGCGACCTGAAGGCTTATTGCCGTCTGCCTGACTGATAAAAATGAGCAGCTTATCACGATGTCGAGCCTTGAATTCCTGATACTCCTTAAAGCTCATCTGTGTGTACTGGAAACTATCAATGACCACTATGTCGGGGCTTTTACGCTTCTTAAGACGTGCATCAAGATCTTCCATACTCTCACTGATGAGGATAAACCGCCGTGCAACATCTTGCATACCTGCTTTCATAATTGCATTCTTCATTGTTAGTGAGAAACCCTCCTCTAAGGAGTTATAAGCAATCTTTCCATACTTTGCCAACTCTTTGCAGAGCTTCATCGTAAAGCTGGTCTTACCGCTTCCGCTTCGTCCCCAAATGAACCATACACCGCCTCGTTCTGGTGCTCCGAAGGCCTCCGCCCAGTCTCCTTCAAATGGATAGATTTCTTTCTTCATGCGCAGCATATCGGTTACTGACATTGCTCTATTCATTACCTTTAGCTTTATGGTTTGAATTTTGTTTGGTACTCAAACACTGTTTTACCACTGTTTGAACTCCCTTCCCTTCGGAGGGGCTGGGAGAGGCTTTAGCCATTAACTTCACTCTATGAATACTCTTCTTCACACGTCTTAGGTCAAACTCAAATTCTTCTGAATCTCTCACCACTTCTGATATGTGTGCCTTGTCAGTTATGCCATTCGCAACACAGACGGCATAGACATCGTGAGCACCTGTACGTTCAAGCTCAAAGAATTTGCGACCGATACGTGAATGAATCTCGTTGTATCCACACTTGTTGTATCTCAGTCCCATTGTCATACGACGCTTGATATAGCTTGTAGAGAAGAAGACGATACCACACTTATCCTCCAAACGGTTGTACAAGTCAATGAAGTAGTGAAATACACGCTCTGGCAACTTATCGGCTTCATCGAAAAGAAGCAGCGGTGCTTTCATCTGAATAAGGTCATCAATGATGCGATCGAGCAGCTCTCTGATGCTGTAACCTTCTGTACGCTCACCTATACGTCGTGCAATCTCACGAATAAAATCGCTCTTCTTCATATCTTCTGAACAGAGAATATAAAATACCTCGCCATGCTCACTTGCATATAGCTTAGCTGTGGTTGTCTTTCCGCATCCAGCTTCACCAACTACCCACGTAACGTTCTTGACAGTCTGGGCATCGTTCATAGCGAACACCATTTCCTGATAGGCTTTCGTTTCCACCACCTGCCAATCTGTTCCTGCCGTTGTGCCTAACTGCGATGCAAGGTTGCGCCACATATCATCAGATATATTTTCCCATTTACCCTGCAGAATGCTGCTCACAGTTGCGCTACTTGTTCCTGTAAGGCTCTGCGCAGCCTTGTTCTGACTTGGATACTTGCTGACGTATTGTCTCAAGCTCTCCTGTATCTGTCCTTTTTCGTTCTTTGTTAGTTTCATATTGTTGTTCTTTTATTTATTGTTCTTGTCAGTGAGGCATTGCCTCGCTACTTATAATTACCTTATCACTTTCAGTGCATAAGTGACCCACTTTTGATGCATAAATGACCCACTTTTGATGCGTAAGTGAATGACTTATCATCGGTTTTATTTTGTCCCTGTCAGTGAGGCATTGCCTCGCTGCTTATAATTTCCCAGCTACCGAAGCCATATCAACCACAGCCGTCTCAACCTCCGCCCAGTCTTCAAGGCTTACTTGCTTCGTCTTTCGTCCTATCTTATACTCTTCTGGAGACTTGCTATAGATGCCTGTACGACGTTCAATCTGTCGGCGTTCAGCAGCTGTCATTCCCTTAGGCTTTGGAC